CGCCACCACCGCCAGCGGCTGCTGGTTCACCAGCACTTGCTGCTTCTTCTGCAACGGATTCTAATGCCCCATCGTGTCTACGATCATAGAACTGTTCACGCTGGCAACGCAAGAACTCCTCGTGAGACATTCCAAAGATATTGTCTGCAACCCAACGACGAGAGAAATAACCCTCTGTTGCTGCGCCAGCAATTTCAAACTTAGTCTTCCAATGCTCAAGCTCTTGTAGCTCTGCAATCTTGGAAGGATTGTTTAGAGATAGTTTGAAGTTCAAAAGATCATCACCACGATAACCAAGAGTATAAAGATGAATAATCCCTACCTTCTCAAGTTCGTGTAGAACAGATCTCTGTAGTCTTTGAATAGTGCGAGCAAAACGAATGTCCTTTGTTGCTAAGGTTGTCTTGTCTTCCTGCGCTCCTTCACCCATAGTCAAATAAGCTTGTGGGATCTTGAGAGCAGAAAATAGCTTATCACGAAGATATTTTACATCGTCAATCGCTGTAGAGTTTTGTCCGCCTGCAAGATTCTGAATGTCTGTAACAGAACCAGCACGAACAGGAATAAAATAATCTTCTTCGATAGACATTGGATTATAACGAAGGTCGATTCTTCCTGTGTCCTTATCGACAATGGTGTTTCTCTTTAACTGTCCAACGATCTTCTGCATGTATTGTTCAACATCTTGTGGTGGAATAGCACCAACATCGATCTTGAAGACACGACGCTCAGAAGAACGAACAACGCGATAAGCCATCATAGAGTCTTCCATTAGAGTTAGCTGTCGCCAAATGCGACGAGCAGGCTCAAGAACAGAAGTTCCATAAGGAGAGTACTTGTCATTACCTAAGATTCGGAAGTGGGCAATCTGCCAGTTCTCGAAAGTCATGGCGGCAGAGTTCCACTGATACTGAACGTAGTTTGGATTTGTTGCGTCTAGACCCTCAAGCCTTTCGACTTCCTGTAAAGGTAGAGCAATTGTAGATTTAATTCCAACTTCGTCATCAATGTCAAGATAAATAATGAAATCACCATACTTGCACATTGTGCGGCACCAACCAAAAAGATTATGTTCGATGTTCATGACATTATGGTAAAGAATGTTTAGAACAGCTTTGATCTCATCATTACGACACTTGATGTTTAACATTGGAGTCAATGAAGAGAAGGTTGTCATTTCATCTGCATAGATGTCTAATGAAGAAGCAATCTCTGGTGTGTACTCCATCTGGTCAAAGTCGATGTAACGCTCTGAACGTCTTTGGTTTGCGATTGCATTTGCTGCAATAGTGTCGAGAGGGTTGTAAGTTTGTTTCTTGAACTGCTGTCCAGAAGCAGACTTGAATCGAGTAGAATATTTGTCTAGATGCTGTCTGCGAATCTTGCGTCCAGATTCAGAACGATAGTTGATGATAGGCCCAGAGAACAAACGAGTCAACGCCCTGTAAAGCTGGGAGTCTCTGTTTGCTGGGTTCTGTCCTTGTTTTGGGTTTTGTGGTGCCATTTTTATCTCACTTTATAATCCACATGTATTCAGAATACAAGTTTTGTGCTTCTGACATTTTACTAGCTGTATCCTCGCCTGTGTAGCCAATCTGACCTTTTATCTGGGTGTTTATGATTGTCTTGGAAGTTATGATAGCATCGACAAAAGCTTTCTGATAGTTCAAGTCTCTTGCATTTGTTTGTAATGCTGTGTCTCTAACCCAGCAACAAATAGCGAGAGCCATCACCAAATCATCATTGTATCCTCTCATTGCTTGTGGTTTTCCGTTGTGCCAAATAAAAGTTGCAAATTCATTTGACAGCCGGGAAGAATATGTTGTAATTAGTTTATTTCTGATAAACTCTTCTAGCTTGGCTACAATGAGGGGTCTGGTCTTCGAAGTTGTCGAGAATCCTGCAACTGCACCATTCTTTTGTTCTCCAAGATGCTGATCAATATATTCGTGAGTTGACTTGATAGAATAGTAAATGTTTGGATAACCATACTCAACAAGTTTGTCAATGACAGTATAGCCAATAGAGTTGTTTTCTACAACAATCATTGCATTTCCAAACTCTCTTCCAACTTGATTTAGCATGTTCGCATAGAGGTCAGGTGTTGGTTTACCTTGGTATTCTCCGACTACTTCCATAGTTTCTAGTTTGAGAATGTGAAAAGTAGAACTATCTGCGCCATCACCTCTAGCAACATCTGCTGATAAGAGATAGTTGCAAGTTGGATCGAACTCTTCCCAAATCCAAAAGTTTCTATCAAAGCCAGTTTTATATTTTGGTTCTCGGACATTCGAGAGAATCCAATCCATGTTCTCGGCATCAATAACAGTTTCACCAGAAGTATTGAAGTTACATTCCAACTCCTGTGCAATCTGTCTTCTGGACATGTTCTTGGTTTCTTTCTTAAACCATTCTTTATCTCTGTCTGGATGAACATACCACATCAATGTGGTTAGATTAAAATTATTTTCTCCGCTCTCGGCACCAATACAGGTTTTGTGGAACCAGTTACCAACACCGTTTGGAGTCGAGATAGCAATGCAACGACCACCTGTGGATAGTGTAGGATACAAACCAGTCCATAGCTCTTCAAGTCCATCAATGTGTGCAGCCTCGTCAAGAACCAACAAAGACAGAGCTTCAGAACGACCAGCATCGCCAGAAGTGGATGCTGCCTTGATCGAAGAACCATTAGACAACTCGAATGATGTTCGGTTATCTGTTGTGATATTTGCAATCCTGATCCAATCAGGAAGGTTCTTCATAATGTTCTTGACTTTTCTAACCAAGTTACCAGCAGTTTCAAACTTGGTAGCCATAACAAGAATAGTCTTGTCACGATGAAATAACATCATCCAAACAATGTAGCCAGCGGTAATCGTTGAAATACCTAACTGACGACCCTTGTTGATAATGTTAAAACGATAATCGTTAAAGTCTTGTAACAGTTCATCCTGATAACCGAAAGTCTTAAACAACATAAGCCCGTGCATCGGATGAGAGATACGGGCATAGTTTTTAAGAAAATAAGATGGATCTTTACCGCACTTAACGAGTTCTTTCAGAATTTGTTTTTTTGTTAAAGCAGCCATTCATCTTCTATTTAGTCTTTCTTGCCAGAGTTCGCTGGTCTTTTATCGTTTGGTGGGCGAGTTCCCAAGCCACCCTGCTTCATAAATGCTTCCCAATCAGCAGCTAGCTTATCTTCTGTGGCTTCGCCAACAAGCTTTACTTCTTCCATACCGCCAATCTTATAATGCATGTTGGCAGTAACCCAAGAACGAACACGAGAAGAGTTCTCGACTCGAATGTCAATCTCGCCTTCCTTGGTCAAAGAAACATTTGTGCCATTTACCTTTTTGGCTTCTTTCTTTAGGAACTTAGCAATCTCAGCAATTCTTCCTTCGATCTCGGACTCAAAACCATTTGCATAAACTTCCTTGAGAGTAATCTCGGACATATAGGAAATGCACATCATGTTGCCAAAGAACTTGACACCAAAGCCATCCATAACTCTCTTGTCAAGTAGAGGATTTCCTTCTTCTCTGGCTAGACCAGCCTTGATCATTTCGCCGTCTTCATTTAGCGCACCATCATATACATTTGCTGCTGCCTGAGAGAGTGCTTGAATAATTTCGTAAGTTGTTGCCATTTGTTACATTCCTTGTTTGTGCTTACCGTCTAAATAGTGATAAACTTTCCCTAAATAGTCAGCAGCGAGAGTTATTTTTGCTTGAACCCATCCGGGTAGATTTGAGTAGTCTTGGGCAAGTTGGGAGATCTTTGGAGCGTATTCTTCTAGTTTGTGAAGATCAGAGATAGCCATTTCGACTTCGTGATCATCATCACTGATTCCGCCACCCATCATTGGTGCGTATGCGTATGGCATTGCCTCTGGTGGTAACATTCCGCAACCTTCTTCAAGATTTTCTGAAGTTCGCAAAAGATCCAAAATTCTTAACATCTTAACACTATCATTTTGGATCTTACTGATCTCATCAGTAAGATCTTTATAAATCGAGGCATCATCTCTTTGCTGTAAAGCCCCATTTTGTTCTCTGATCGCTTCTCTGATAAGTTGTCTTAATATTTTTATGTCAAGTTTCATTTGGTCGCCATCCTTCTTGCCAACGCTCTTCTCTGCCTTCAACCCATTTGATGTAGCATTTGTAACAGCATTCAAACTTTACCAATGAAACATCATCACGAGTGCTATGTGAAAAAGCTTTACAGACTGGGCATCCAGTCTTTGAATCTCTACTAAGTAGTTTTTTAGAAACCTTTATGCCATTTACATCAACTTTATCATTTGACTCATCGTTTTTCTTTTGTTTTTTGTAAAGCTCTTGTGCTTGTTCAAGATAAACTTTTTCTTTGTTCTCGTCCCATCCGTTGGATGGGTTCTGGATTGTTTCTTCGCCAAATTTCTGAGCAATGGCTTGTTCAACTTTTACGATGTAGTTTGGGTCTGTACTCATTGTAGTGCCTGATCGATTCCATAATAGATTGCTCCGCCAAGAGCAGTGCCACCAATAAACCAAAACCATTTGTATTGTGGTGACTGCTTTTCAATAATTTTGTGTAGACCAGCAATCTCTTCATCTTTTTGTTCAATAAGAAAGGTTTGCTGTTCTTCTATCGTGTCTAATCTTACTTGTAGTAGTTCTTCTCTCAACTTGAACTCGGTTCCTGCAAGGTCTAGTTGGTACTCCAACTCCAATGCACATCTGGCTTCTTG